TCCGCTTCGTACAAGTATAGAAAGTAAATCTGCAACACCTTGTTCGTCAATATTGGCTCCTTTCAAGCCTTTTTTATATTCTCCTATCGTCAACGCACCTCTAAGCAACAAATTAAGCAACTCTGCTGCTCCGTCGGAAGAAATTCGTGCTCCTGATATACCAGAAGCATATTTTCCGAACTCTGTTCCGCCTAATAGCCGTAGCAGGAAATTTGTGCTATCAGACTGGTCTTTACGAAGAAAATATTCTGACAGTTTTTCAATATCATACTGACTCAGATTTTCTATTATTCCAACCAAAACACGACCAACACGTTCTGCTGTATTTTCTCCTTCCTGAGTAGCATTACGAACCTGTTGGGCTAACTTTTTCAATATGTCTACACTATCAGCCATCACTCACCTATCACTCTGTACACAGTTCTATTAGCTTTAATCTTACCTTCTCCCTTATAAAGAGGATATTCCTCTTTATTTTCATTCAGGAACATAACACATTCCTTCAGGTAACGGTCGGCAATGGAGAACGCATCATCATAAGCCATTACTTTCTCCTTGAACTCAATATGTGAACTATATTCACTCTCCTTCTGAACAAAACCATACCTGGTAACATTTCCATCACCATTCTTTACGATTCGTGCGTAAGTATAATAAGCCAATGCAGTCTTCAAACCTGTCAGCAATTGCTTTCCATCCTTACCTTCATATATTCCTCCCTCAAGTAATAATTTATATTTATCCGGATTATCTTTCACATCAAGATATAAAGCATCACCAAGAGCAGATTTTATGTCTATGCTCTCAGATTCACGGATATATGTTTCTATCTTGTCCTCGTCGATATGCACAGACATACTACGTGATAAGGATGAAACCTCAAGCGTTGTTATCAGATACTGTTGCATTTCTTACGTATTTTAAAGGTTCTACACTGAAATCATTAGAAGCATTGACCGCTTCGTAAAAGTGTCTGAAAACACGTGCAAACGTGCGCTCAATCAATCTCTGCTGCTTGCTTACGATAGAGTTGTAGTACTCGAATGCGTCCTCAAGGATGTCACCCGAAAATCCGACTTTCCCGACACGAATACAATACCATGGCTCCTGCCCGAAAGCGGAATAGATTCTTTCCGTAACACTTATGTCTGTGACGGTGAATTCCTTGTCGTAGTTCTGCGAGTTGAGCGATACCACCTCAGGCTTATCCTCTTCCGTCTCCAGTGTCACCTCCATCAGCTTGCCGCAGTTGGTATCTCCCTGCAACTGCAACAGAGAATCACTGAAGCTGTCGTCATCATCCCTGCTGTCAATCTCGTTCCCGTCTTGGTCAAAGGTGATATTCGTCCCTTTTTTGGTGAATATCATTGCAGCAGGAAGGAAGTTATTGCGAACATTCCGATACTTCACGTTCGCCAGCCCCTCATCTGTGCTCATCTCTGTTACTACGCGGTCTCCCTTTCCGGTCGGGTAAATATCCTTGCCGCTGAGAGACACCCACAACACCTGTCCCTTGTAATACTCAATACCTCCTGCGGCTTCTATCTGCGCTGCCACGACCCTCTTGTCAGGATTAAACACATCAATGTAGTCGATGTTCTCCTTTGCAACCTTTATGACCTTGCCCCCTCTGGTTTTCTGTCCGCTCCAGTCTGGATGGATGGCAATCTTGCCTACATATCCGCTATCGTCTGATTCTACAAGGCGGCAGTTCTCAAAGGGTACGTGATGCAGCTCAACAATGTCTCCGTAAATGTTATAATTAACGTGCAAGGCAAGCCCGTTGTAATATGCCACATCACGGCAGACGAGAGCGTGAATGTCATCTGCGGTATCTCCTTTCCGGTTTACAACAGATTCGGAAAACGGCACATCACGGAAACCGTTCCCCTCGATGAAGTCAGCAAACCTGTCAAGACACTCTGCTCCCGTTGAACTTGCTGCAAGGATATTGCGGAAGGTCTGCGGATAAAGGTTATCCTCTCCGTATGTCTGTATTCCGAGCGTCTGCAAGTAACGCACATCCACCCTCTTGCTTGATTTCTTCTTCAGTTCGTGTACTCTCATGATTCCGTGATGTTAGTTAGCCATTCCTCGTCTTTTGTCTCCTTGACAATCCTTTCTGCTTCCTCTATGTACTCTTTCAGCAGGGTTTTCGTTACCCTCTTGCCGTTCACTCTTGACGATGCCAGCTCGTTGATGATTGACTCATCCGAGATTCCATCCTTTTTGGCTTGTACGATTTCTTCGAGCAGTTTTTCGTCAAAGGCTTTGCCGACAATCCGTTCTTCCCAATCTTCCGGCAACTCAGCAAAATAGCCTACATTGTCGGGGTACTTCTTCAGATATTCCTCTGCAATATCATCTGTAAGGTTCTCGTTTGTGTAGAAGTCAGGGCTTCCGAACTCCATCTGCAACAATACACCGCTCTTCAGCTTGTATGCTCTCTTTTCTTTCATCTTTCCATGTTTTTTAAGGTAAACACTCATCTCGATTATTGCATCCCGGTAGCAGTCATTGCACGATGTGCGCACAAAGGTCTTGTCGAGGACATCGTGATACAAACCTTCTACCTCCGCCTTTTCGCTGAAAGAAAGGGAGGTCACACCTCCCAGCTCTTTCAATCTTTCAATTACTTCAGTAACTTCCATCATCTTAGCCTCCTGCCACAGTCAGCAATGTTTCGACCAACTTCTGTGTAGCATCGTAGGATGTCTTAAAGAGGTACAGTCCCGACTTCGGTGTCTTAGTCTCCTGCATCGTAATTGTCCAACCTCCGTCAGTGTCCTCTGAATACTTGCCGTCTGCCATTTCGGTAGCCTTAAGACCCTGATAGAAGCCGTACACCTGAAATGCGCAGTCTCCCTTGTTGGTCTTACCCATTCCCTTGTACTTGTTCTCAAGCACTGCAACAAACTCCCCGTTCGCCAGCGCATCGATGATGTTGCCTCGCACATCCGGACCATCATCAAGCACCACAAAGGCGAATGTATTGTTAAACGAATTGCGGTACGTTCCGGCAGCGAAAGCCGTTCCTGTGCCGTTGAAAGGCTGCGCTCCGAGTGCTACAATTTTGAACCCCTTCTTACCTTGCTTCAGCGGCAGAGCTTCCATCACGTTGCTGCGTGTTACGTTAAAGGTTACATTCGCAAAGTCAATATCCTTGCGGTTAATCAATACTCCCTCCTGCTCGAAGCCGGGGATTGCAGGGTCATCGCACGATGGTACGATGTCCTGCTTAAGTAGATTATCACATACTCCCATATATCCCTCCTATTAGTATGCAAGCTGGAACAAGTCGTCCTGTCCGATTTGGGTTCCTAACTTACCTGTTGAATAGATGTAGTTCATTCTCTCTTTGCGCTCGAAGAATATATCCAGCTCGCTGATAAGCTGATTTGCAGGGGTACCCACAAGCATTTCACGAGGCGAGCCGAGGATAGCTCGGTGCGGAAGGTTGAGCTTCGTACCATCGTTCTGATACTGCATAATCATTCTGTCCCAAATCGGAATCTGATAGATGGTCACCCCGTTGTATTCAGATACCTTCAAGCCTCCGAACACCTGCTCCCATGTAAGGATTTCCTTGTACTCACGCTTCAAGTCCTTAGTCAGTGCGTCAGCGAGTGACTTCGTACAATAGATTGCAGCACCCGGCAGACCTGCGATACGTGAATCAGCATTCTCCAGCATAGTGTCGAAGATTGAGATTGCCACACCTGCCTCTTTCAGCTTGCTGAACTGCAAAGCGGTGGTTGTCTGTGTGTTCGCTGCGATGGCTGTTTTCTGCCCTGCGCTTGCCGTACCGATAGCGAACAAGTGTTTCCACAATCCGTCAGTGGTCTTGAACAGGTCAAGGTCTGTTCCGGTAGAAAATACTCCCGATGCGCTGTGAAGATTCGCATCCGTATCTGAGAACCATACCATGCGCCACATCATCTTAATCATTGCATCCTTCAGTGCAGGATAAACGATATCGTCCATGTAGTCCGTAGAAGTCAGGTCTCCGATGTCAGTGCCTTTCTTCAAGCAATATTCTGCGATAGTGTTTTCCAAATCCTTGTAACACCATTCCAAGGGTACAGTCCAAGAGCCGATTTTCCATTCCTTCTCAAGAAAATCGATGGTCGCCTTCTTGTACTCCGGATTACACTTGTCGCCAGCCCAACCGACATCACTCATTTCACCTACATAACCAACCTTGTCGCCGTTCTTAACATTGTACATCAGCGTAAAGAACTGCTCCAGTACGGGGTCTGTAAAGACCTCTGCGATGATTAATTCCTTCAAGTCTTTGATTGCCCCGTTATCAGGGGTCAAGTTCGATAACTCCTCCCATTTCATAATTACTTACCTCCTCTTTTTTCTCTGATTTCTTTTAGTCTAGTTTCGATTTTGCTAACAGGCTTCTGTTGCTCTGTCTTGCCTACTGTCTGCGGTGCGCGTCCTGCCGGAACGTACTTAGAAGCCGCTGCCTTTGTCAGAGCCTCGATACCTCCTGCCTTTGCTACTGCGTTAAGAATCTTAACATCCTCCTCGCTCTTTGCGTTTGCAGTGAGTTCAGCAACCGTTTGCTCCAGCTCTGCGATACGTGCTTCCAGCTCTTCGGTAGATTCTTCTTCCTTTTCGCGGATTTCTGTGATAACACCATCCACCACTACGATAGTGCTTCCATCCGGCATTACGTGTTCGCCATCGGGAGAAGCCTTGTCGCCTACCTGCGGCTCGCCTTCTTCACGTTCCACGGTCAACGTGTCACCTCCTGCGGTGGTTAGCTCCAAAGCAACTGCCGGAACATCCTCAATTCTCGCATACCCTGCCTTTGCCAGCAATCTGTCAAGCAGGGACTGACTTACTGTCGTTTCCTTCTTCTTCATAACTGTTTTAATTGTTGATACCTTTGCCGATTTCGGCATAATTACTTCACTGATAAATCCTAGTTGCTTAGCTGCCTCGCCTCCGAACCATGTCTCCTTTTCCATCTGTGCCTCTAGCAGTCCTCTGTCCACACCGCAACGCTCTACATAGATAGACAACATCTTCTCACGCTCTGCGTCCAGTCCTGCTCTCAATGCGTCAAGCGTAGGGACATCAAGCGCTCCATCGAAACCCGGGCAGTACGGAGCATGGATAAGCAGTTTTGCGTTAGGGTACATCTTTCTGCGCTCAAGGGGAGCGGCAAGAAGAATGATTGTAGCCATCGATGCACAACGACCGACCACGGTAGCTGATATTTCCTTCCCGGTAGCCCTTAGCGCATCATATATCGCATACCCCTCCACGATGTCTCCACCACATGAATGAAGTTCGATGTCGATATGGTTGTCGCTCGGGTCTATCCAGCCAATGAAAGCCTGAATATCCGAGAAGGAGATACCATCTACCCCCGTCAGATACCAGTTCTCCATCTTTTCGGTATCGGCAACAATGTCTTTGTTGATAAATAACTTCGCCATACGTAAATATTTGATATATAGCAAAGATACGAAGCAGGATATTGAATCAGCTATTAAGGAGAGTCAAAGCACTGACACGTCTTGTCAGTCGAATTTCATAAAAAAAGGTGAGCCGCTGCCCACCTCAATTCATCACATGTCCACTTCCGTGGAAAACTTCTTCACAATTCTATATATTGTCCTCTCATCGACGTTGTATTCATCCGAGAGATACTGCAATATATAGGTTTTTTTATGCCCTTCGCTGGTCAAACGTTGATAGTCATTATAGAGTTCAAGATATCTCACGTCTGACGGTTGTACTGGGAGTGTCTGCAACTGCTCCATCACTCCCTTATGTGTTTTTAGAAATTCGTACGCGTTCATAAATTACCATTACTCTCTAAGAATTTAACTTTATTAGCAACCGATGTAAATTCCTCTACCGAAACTTGTGGAGCCGGAGCCATAAGCATACCTTTTGCAACTGCTCTAGCAAGCATATCCTCACCGATAGATTGGTTAGATGATTGCGCTACATTGATAGGAACACCTCCTCCCATCTGATTGAAGGAAGAAAGTATTGGTGCGAACATTGAGGTGGCTCTGGCCGTCATCACCGACTCCCCATTACTCAACTGGGCAGGTACACTGTCGCTGGTTCCTGTACCTGGTCCGGTGACTAAACCACCTGTTGCAAATTTAGCACTTTTTACGGTATTTATTGCTGTTGCAATATTTGCTAATATAGCTCCAACTGTCGTAGCTATAGCAGCTATATTAGCGGGGAAAGGAACAGACTGTGACTGTGCTATACCTGCAGCCAAAGCCTTTCCGGTATTTATTGCGATTTCCGCCAAGGCTAATGTTTTAGATAAAATAGCAAAGGCTTTGTTATTCTCTCCTAATGCTTCGAAAGCAGAAGCCAAGCCCCCCGTAACTGATTCGATAGCCTCTAACTTCGTCTGCTCAATTTCTACCTCTTTATCTGCAAGCTCTTTCTTCGCATCAGTATATTCCTGATGAGCCTGAAGCTTACGGTTAAGAAATTCCTGCTCACTTTCTCCTTCCTGCTGTTGTATGTTATTCAGTAATTCCAACTTCTGCGAAGCTTGTTCCTGAAGTATTTCCAACTCACTTGCTCCAGATTGCTGCATTTGCATTATTTCATTCTCCATCCTCAACCTGATGGCCTCCTGCTGCTTCTCTGAAACATCCTTCTCATGTTGCATCGCAAGGTCATCCATCTGCTTGTTATACTTTGCAGTTATGGCCTGCTTCATCTGTTCAGTAAGTTCTTTGTCAGCCAACTCTGCATCACGTTGAGAGGCAAGCTGCTGCATTCTTAACTGATACTCCTGCTCACTCCCTTCTTTTACGGATTCAAGCTGCAAGGAAATAAGCTTGGTACGTTTGTCTATCTCCTTCTGCAATTCTTCATCAGATAGCTTTTGGAGTTCTATGTTTTTTTGCTGCTCCAACGATTTAATCTGTTCATTGATAGCCTTACGTGCTTTTACTGTCAGATTCTCTTCCTCTCTCAGAGAAATCCGAAGGTCTTCTATCTTACGAGTATAAGTAAGTTCTATTTCCTTACGTGCCTGTTCACGCTTATCCTTCACTAGAGCCAACATCGCATCCTCAGCTGCTCTTACTGCCTCCAGCTCTTTCTGCTTCGCTTCCTTCGCCTTATCAGCACCTTCCTGACGTATTGAATTCAGGGTATTTTGCTGCTCAGTCTGACGACCATAGCTGTCCTCCATCAATTCCTGCAATTCATTAAACTGATCCCTGAAAGTTTTCAAATCCTCTATCGTACTTTCAGATAACCCTAACTTACCGATAACTTCATCGGCTGTAATATCACCAGCTTTAATCTGTTCCATCAACTTTCGCACCTCTCTGTTCATTTCAGTATAACCTAATGTATTAGCAAGTCTGGCTTCTGCAAGTTCTGTCTGAATCTCCAAATCTTTCTTCTCTATTTCGGCAGCTTTCTCTGCGGCTTTTATACGTTCCTGAGCAGAGAGTGTCTGATCATCCGCAGCCTTCTTCAACTTCTCAATTTCGGCACGATTAGCCGCACGCGACATTGAAAGCATCACTTCTTTCTTATCTATCTCGTTTAATACTTCTGCCAACTCCCAAGCTTGCTTTGTTTCATCAGCAATTTCTTTCCCTATTCCTGAGAATATAGCCTTTGCATCTTCTCCTGCCTTCTTGAAATTCCCAGTAAACAGATTCACCAACGCACTACCTAACTTTGATGCACGATCTATTATCACATTGATTGTAGCTCCCAAAGCAGCCATTATCTTGTTAGCCGCTTCCACCCCTTTCTGCGTTTTCGTAAACCATGCTACAAGCGATCCAAGAGCAACGACCAAAGCACCTATACCAGTACCAATCAATGCTACCTTTAGCAATTTCAGTACTTTAATCCAGCCAGTAGTAGATGCAGATACAGCAATCATTTCCGTTTTCATCCCCGCTAAATAGTTCTTCAATCCACCTAAAGAAGTTACCATTTGATTAATTTGCTGGATAAAAGGTATATTCGCATTTGCGGCATCGATAATTGCTTCCTTGTAATTACCCACGTTACGGTAATAACGCTGTGTTTCTTCTTCAGCTCCTTTCAACGCATCTGTAACCTCGTTTATATAATTTTTCAATTCTTCACCCCTGGTTCCCTTTCTTTCAACTTCTGACAGAGCATCATATTCAGCCGTCAAATTGGATAACTGTGCGCGAAGCGATCTAAGACTGCCCTCCTGCTCTTTTTCCTGCTTGATCTGGTTCTGCATCGTCTTCGTAATAATTCGTATCGAATCATTACAATCTGCAATATAGGCTTTTGATGCAGCCATTTCTTCATTATACTGCTGACGTGATATTTCACCATCCTTCAATTGTTTTTTCAATTTGGATTCAGCCTCACGAGCAGCATCAATCTTTGTCTGGTATTCAGCGATAGCTTTAATCGCCTCACTATAATTTACCTTGATATCAAGGATCTTCTCTTGTTTGTCTGCCATAGTAATTTAAAGTTGAAATAGTTTACATTCGCATATACCTGTTTTTTCAGCTTTAATGGATATAATAGCATAATACTTTCCGTATTGTGCTAGATAAACAGGAATAGACATATCCAAATCTTTAAGCTCATACTCTCTGATTTCTATCAGTTCAGAAATTACTTTCGGCTCCCTTATTACATCCTGATACACCTTGTATCTGTCATTGATGATACTTTGCCAATCAAGCCCTGTAAATACCCCATCATTCTTTTGTGTTCGTATGAGAAGCCGTGGAGTAACACTATCATCATATTCCAACACATTATCTGAATCATACGAATACAATGGTATATAGGCACATCCATAATAATCTGTTTTATCTGAAGTTTCCGATCCAGCAAACGGCAAAGTAATGACTTCAGCCTCTTCATCCAGAGTGGCATCATCCACATATATTACACCGTCATATACACCATCTTCATCATCTTTCCACTTGTAAATGTTCTTTTGGGCAAAACCATCCACACTGAAGACAAGTGATTTCGGACGATTATCCCGATATGAAGCGACCACCCTCTTGGTCCAGTTCAAGGCTTTAGCCTTGTTAGATATTATATCATCAATCTTTACGAACTTGATACCTGAAGAGAAAGGGACTGCAAAGCACCCGCATATAGCAGATATAGCCTTGATAAAATCTATCTGTTTCATGTCAGGCAGATTGGGGACCAAATAATATCTTGTATTTCTATATTTATCAGAAGAATCTTCTACAACGACTTGTGATATTCGTGGGGTTATAGTAATACTACCCATAAAATCAGATGCTCCTAATGCCGAGCTGATTCCTTGTAAGGTGACTCTAATCTTTCCCGATATATTCCCTGCGACTGTCGTTTCATCTGTATCATTATCAAAATCAAATACAACCCTCGAACGGCCATCACTATCAGCTCTAATTTCAGAAGGATATATGGTAAGCAATGCCACATTATTTACATCCCTTACTTCAATCCTCATAGTATCAGAAATATACGAAGATGACATAGTAAAGGAAATCGCACCAGATAGATTAAGAATAATCTTCTTAAAATTCACTATTAGTCCCATTGTATAATTTCCGCCTTGACTTCCCGTGCCTCCAATTGTATACAAATAATAATTCGTTATACTATTAGATTCGAACCCTAAATTATAGCCACCATCCGGAATACTAATTAAGGTTACGGGGGCAAGCTGTATAGCACAGCTTTCTGAATTTTTTGAAGAATCATTCCTTGTCAGCAAAGGGATAATCAATACTTCAAGACAATCAGACATTTCTTCAGGGAAATCAAACGCGACTCCACTATCACGGCTAATCTTGTCAAATATCCATTTAGCAGTAATGACCGGATGATACCATACTTCCTTTTCGGTATCACTATATCCATATTCAACACGTGGAAACATTTCGGACGGAGCATCCTCACGCCTCCATGTTACAAAATCCTCGCCTTCTACATCACCATAAGATAAGTCCTGCAATTTTTTATCATCATTTACAATATCAGCAAATGCTGATACATTTCCCCATGCCATTGCGATATCAATAGTATCTGTTATCTCCATCAGCGTGACATTTGCATCCGATACAATTTCAACTCCATTCCGAAGATATCTTCCCTTATGGTTGATCCGAGGGTATCTGGTCATATACGACGGAATATGCGCATTATCTATAACAACGCAATTCCTGACAGTCAAAGGCAACTTTATCGAATACGTATTATTGCTAACAATCTTACTCACGTCGGTAAATATGTTGCTTTTATAGTTCAGTGTGATATTGGTATTGTCATCAATATCCACAACCTTATTGTCAATATATAGTTGGTCTTTCATAGACTTTGTAGATTTAGTTCAGGTAATATTATCGTGCATATAAAATCCTGCAATACGCTCCGCTCTTTTGTAAAGTTCTCTACAGAAACATTAACTCCCTTCCATTGAGGTTTCCCGTCCTGATATCCAGAAAACATATCTACAACTGGAGACGTAGCCAGCTCAAAAAGGAAATCATACGTGTCACTGTCTACCAATGGAGCGCATACCGGAAGAGTGTCATTCTCCGTTTTTCTTTGCTTACGGCCAGTTCCACCATGATATCCGTTTACATAGCTATAATCCTGCATATTATTCCGTAAGAACTCACCATCATTGGTAATCTGTCTAACTTCATCACCAGGAACAAACAACCAATAGCAATACATACCATGTCTGTTAATCCATCGAAGATATACCCCGCTCTCACTACTATCCACCTCGCAATCAATACGTGTCGCCGTATTAGTAAGTCCTTTAAATGTCAAATCAAATGTATGATCAAATACAGAAGCATGTGTACTGCTTCCCGGAAGATAGAATGACACTGTATTCTGAGCATCAATACCAGTAAGTATCAAGTTCCATACGTTCTGACCTGATAAATTTATAGGGGTTTGAGCTTTACCATCTACTGTAACCTCCACACTACCAGAAGCACCAGAGTACAACCCTACGGAAAAAGGAAAATTCTTGAACCACGTCAACTTTCTATTTCCATTGTATCGTTCTCCAACTCTCATTGCTCCCCACATAACGAACATATTAAATCCAAAACTATTATCTGGAACATCTACACTTATTGAAAATTCTCTTCCCAATTTACTATTTACAGCACCTGATAATGAATAATCAACATTATTTTCTCCAGCATCAAAAAATCCTTGAACATAAGATGAAATATCAAAAAAAACAGATTCACCGAACATCTCACGATTATCCTGATATACGACACCAGTTTGCGTATCTTCCACGGATATTTCTACGGATTCATAATTCTTACCGTACAGATTAATTATTATGGGATTAAAAGCAAATGCTATTAAATCAGGATATTCTATTGTTGCTCCATCAAAACTACTTGTTCTCATTGAAATTCAAATTTATGTGTTCAACTTCAGTATCGAATATTCCAACTATACGCTCTAAAATGTCCTTAATTGTCTTTTCCATATCAGTAGAATAGACGTCAATTTTTCCGGACCGATATAGTAATGTTCCCTCATTGGCTATCTTCCTTGCTACTAGATAAGCAAATGATTTTGGATGTTCAACCGTAATTCCTTTCTCATCCATCCATCTCAAGATAATATCAGAAAACCCCTTAGGAACCTTACCAGGTTTTCGTCCTGTTTCCAAAGCCCCAAATGCCTGACGTCCCCACAGGATTCCACCATCCTCAGTTAATTCCACTTTCAAGCTATCCCGTGTCCTTCCGCTGGCAACCTGACCGGCAGCTTCATGGTTAGCGATAATGCGCTTTCGCAACTCTTCCAAGCTATCACCTACAAGAGTGATGATATTATTCTTTAGCCCTTCCATATACGATATCCTTCACACTTCTACTAGGACACAACACGATCCCTGAAGTTTCCTTCAACTGTATAGATATAGTTATCCCAGTTACATTTACATTCAGTTTGTCATAAAAGACCGAGTAAGGGACAGAACCTGATATCGGTTCAAACAATCTAGATCGATTAAGCAACAGAATAAACTCTTTAGCCATATTCTTGCATTTCTCTACTATCGCGTCATTATCCTTCCCATCAAAATCAAAACTAGTCTTATCCATAAAAGCCAGCATACAGTTCGGATAATCTTTTAACTGGGTAGGTCCAAGTTGGAAATTACCGCTGACAGGAAGCACATTAAGTACTGCAGGCAAAGGCAATTTGTCAAGACGTACATTAGCTGTCTGCCAGTTATCAAAGATGTAAGTAACTCCTTTCATCTGGTCTACCACACTTTTAATCTTCTGTTCTACAGTCATTTTTTATTCTTGTTTAAAATATTCCTTAATCTTCGTTCAAACCTAGTCCGCTCAGCATCCATATCTAGGCACTTATAAACACGTATCCACGGAACACGTTCCACTTCTTCATGATCAGTTATTCCCATACGCTGTGCATAATAGTCAAGCAGACCGAATAGTCCAAAATTCAATCTATCAGAGCCAGCTTGTTTCTCCTCCGGCGTAGGTGGTACAGAGGTAGAAGCAAACAGCTTATTGATCCGCTTTACCTCTCTGGCCACCCAATAACAGAACCCAATCACTTCGGATGCTTCAGCTCTCATCACCTCACGTTCCGACATTCCTAACAGCACACGACAAGGCACCATTATAGTTTCCATATCCGTACTAATAGCCTGCAACTGCATAAGTTCACCCATGCTTATGTCATTCAAGGTATCAGGTATCCTAACCTTTCCGACCTTCCACGGCTTCCGTAGCTTCTCCATCTCTCCCTCGATTCCGCGTGAAAGATTACCAATTATCAATAATTCTCTTACTGTCATGTTCTTCCAATTTTAGCTTTCGGTCTGTGAATAATAGGCTTTATCCTGAAAAACATAGCCATAATCAACATATCAAGATAATCAGGAGAATGACCAAGTATCTCCTTCATCTTCTCCTTGCTTATGATTCCCTTCTTACGTGTGTCTGCGTCGATATGGTCCTGCTTCAACACACCAAGCTCTTCGATTATCCGTTCCTTCTGTGCTTCCGTACAGACAATACGAATCAAACGGGAGTTTATCATCTCGGCCAGCTTGAAGCTACATTCCGATTTCAGGTTGTCAAACTCAGGATTGACAGGTCGAGTACCACCATGAAACTCTTTGATACCATTTAGATAGCTTTCAAGGTAGCTTCCCAAACCGTCAGAGTCAGCTATCATCTTGCTACGGGGTATGGAGCACTCTATCATCATACGCTTCAGGTCTGTTTCAATGGATTTTCCAGTACTATATTCCTGATCCAATTTAATATAACATACATTTCCCTTCCAGTGTCCGGCGACAAAGCGATCACGCCCTTTCATTGCAAGGTCAGCAGAACCGGAAGAATCACCCGCAGGTTTGACAAACTCATTCGTGAACAGGTCACAGATAGCATCGTAATCACAAAGGACTGTCGGATCATTATCATATTCCCAGTTTCCAAAATATAGACGCTCTTTTGTTACTTTATCTTTTGTATTCCGGAGACTCTCGATATAATCCTCAGTAGCCCAAGGATTATCCTGTACCAATGCCTGAATAAAAGCATAAGGTTCTTTGAGCTTACCCTCTTTCCAGGGCTTATAGAAATCCCGATACAGCCAGTTCTTTTTAGGGTTGCAGGTGATAAGTATCTTACCTGGTACACCATACACATCATTCATGTGACGCCCGATACGGGTTTTCAGAACTTCAAAGGCAAGGTAATGAACCTCCCCAGCTTCCTCTATCCATCCCCCTGTATATTCCTTCGAACCTAGCCGTTCATACATCGGGTCCTTGACCGGATAATAGGTGAGGTCAATATAGACAATCTCGCTCCCATTGTCAAAAGCTATACCTTCATTGGTTGTCTTGTATGCCGTGAACCCATGGGACTTTGCTACCTTATTGAAGGTTACTGTTACGGATTCTCGGCTATCCTTCAGATTATTTCGTCCTACAAACCAGCGTGTACCAGGAAGATAATAAGCACATTGCATCAGCCACTCACATCCCAACCACGACTTTCCACCACCTCCAGCTCCACCGTACAACAGGAACTTTGTCACATCATCCCGAAGGTAGTTGTATGCCAGCCTCTGCTTTATGTTCACATTCTGTCCCATATCATTTCAACTTGTCTGCTTCCGGAGTATAGGGAAGAAAATCGAATCCCTTGAATGGCTTTCCCTGCGTCATATGGTCCACCTCCTGCTTGTCGGCCAGCCCCAAAGTACGGGCTATGATATTCGCATTGAACGCACCGACACATGCCCCTTCGAACTGCTGGGTCTTGATGGTTTCCTCCACACGCGCGATGACCTCCAAAAAATCTTTATCCCCTTTATTCATGCAGGCAGAACGAAACTCGTTCCACCAGTTTGTAGAAGCGCCCAGATACACGCACAGTCCCATGAGAGAATACGGCCGTGACGTGGGAGTAACCTCCTGCTGTGTGTGCTGCTGGTTCTCTGTTACAATCTCCTTCCCTTTAGTAACTCTTACGGGTACAGTTTTCTGTATGGCCTTTCTGGTTGTCCATGGATTCTCATCGCACCACTGGAAATACTCGCACGCCGCATCCCATAGAAGTTCAGGCGTAGCAAAGAGCTTGTCCCTGCCATGCTTACTTCTTAACATCCAGAACTTATTTCCTTTTGGTGCAGCCATAATCACAATTTTTCAAAAACCGGTAATATTTCCTTATCCAAATCCCATCTTCTGTTGTTAGGAAGAGGAAGAGTAAATTCATATCTGAGAGCTTCATTATATTCCTTACGCAATGCCCTTCGTTCGTTAATGACAGAAACTTGAAAAGACGATCCACGCAATTCTCTGGTTTTAGCAACTTCAATCCCTTTTTCATATATCCTGAAATCCGATCCGATGAACTCTTCCGTAAGACGACATACGTCTGCCGTGGAATGATAATGTTGAAAGTACCATTCACCGAAACGGAAGTTAGCCGTGAAATTATTCGCGTCCAGAAATAAGGCTTTCGAACGATAGTCGTGTGTTTCTTTTCTTTCGGAAGCTTTCTGTGCAAACAGTAAAGGGATGCCAGACCAAAATATCATGCCTCCCGGCTTACAGAGTGCAGAAAGAGAAAGAAGGACATTTCTTTCGTCTTCCAGAGAATTTACGGAGTTCAGGACACTATCACACACTACCACATCGTACAAACCGTACTCAGAAAGTGTCCTACATACGTCCGCACAATCCTGACGTATTTCCTTCTCATCTATCACGTCTGCTCCGTCTTTACGATGAAAGAACTCAATCGCATCAATACGATATCCGTCCTTCTTTAGCCTGGTAGCATAGTCCTTCTGACCTGCTCCGAAATCAAGCACACGCATCTCCTTCGTAATGAATGGAAGCACTAGACGCTCATATAATGTAGAATGGCTCCTGCTACTCGGGACACCGTTTTTCTCCCTGAGACGTGCTTTCTGGGCAAACGACTGGATATAAGTCTTACGATCCAAATGGGAATATTCAAACACTCCGTATTCCTTCGAGAAATATTTCAAAGCCAACTCTTCCTTCCCTTTCGGAAGCACATAGACAAGAAGATCCATTCCCAAAAGCTTCACCGTCTTAGCATATACAGTAGAAATGATAACTTTACCTTCATGATCACATACTGCATTCGCAAACTGGCCATAACGCAGGATCATCTTTGTAAGGTCTACTACACGCGAGTTATTCCCCCCTTTGGTAATGATGGTTATATCATTATTCGGAACCATAAAGAAACCTTCCGTTCCATAAGGGACAGATACACGGATATCCGGCTGAACTTCCGAAACCTCACACTCCGCATAATTATGAAGCTGGTTGAAACGTACTTCATCCGTTGAGTTCACGCCTTCCAGAACAAAGGCCGGAACATGAGTATATCCAAGCAGCTTCATGGTCTTTGTACGCTGGTGACCAGCCATAATTCGCTTGTCTGACTTTCGGATAATTATCGGTTTGATGATACCAAGTTCGGCTATTGACTTCTTCAAGTTCTCTTGAGCTTCTGGAGTAAGCAACCTAGGGTTATACTCGGCCGGATTCAACAATTCTATATCAATATATTCCATCATAAGCCCAGCAAATTGTTTACAAAACCAATCATTACCCCATTCTCATTAAGATATTCAGCTGCACGCTGTTTCAGACCTTCAAGTTCTACATCGGTTATAGGTATCTTATATCCTTCAAATGCCAGATACTTGATATGTGCTCCCGCTTCGTAGTTTTCATTTCGAAGTACGTTTCGAGTATCTTCCACTTCTTCAGAGAAATCGTCCAACTCAGGGAAGCTAATACCATCCAATCCCCATTCCATAAGTTCCTTACAATTCCATTCGAACAAACATGCCATATCCCATTCTCCATTGTTTACATTATCACGGATAATGATTTCTCGCTCACGCTCTTCGGTTAGATTCGGGATAAGCACTGTCGGCACTTCCTTGATTCCAAGCTGAACACATGCGTCATAGCGTTGGTTTCCGGCAATAATGACAAGTTCTCCTGTACGATCCGACAAGATTATTGGCCTGGCTTCGAAATAGTCTGGATTTCTCTGTATGGATTCCTTTAGCTTTTGAAGCTGTTTTTCGGTTATGGTACGAGGATTATTCTCCAGCTTTTTCAATGTTTCTGTTTGTCTGTAAATCACTTCCATATCTCCTAATATTTGCGTTACAGAACAAATTTACCCGATAACCGCCACAAAGCAGTTACCGGGTATTCACAAAGCACTGACAAGGGTTGTCAGTAAGATTTTCATATATCAATAATATATCATATTTTTGTTGGTATATTTAATTAAATTGTGATATGGATGCATTGATAAAACTATTCTCATCATTAAGAGTATATTGGAAAATTATAATAATAACTCTCATATGTAACGCATTAATTATTTACTTAATATGCTTCCTGATAATACCGGAATTTAAAAACTATCCACTTTCTAAAGAGATTATATTATCAATTGGAGGGACATTATGCTATTCTGCTTTGTTCTATTTCTTATCAACTGCATTATTAATTTTTTGGTTTCCTGTTCATCGCTTAATAGACTATAACGCCCAATGTATTACAAGATTAAACTTTATAACTTCAACTATAGCGTTAATATTTTTCACTACTTATCAACTCATATTAATGATTTTTATTGAAGAATACTCATTTAATATCATATTGGCATTAAAGGAAATTGCATTGGGGGTACTTTTCCCTACAATTATGGCGCCTGGAGAATTGCTTAGAATAAAATTAGCAGAAATAAGAAACAAGAAAACTCCCAAAAACTAAGTTTTCCTTTCACATTCATAATCGGCTTATCAAACAGTACCGCATCTTTCAGCACCCAGTTCCAGCAGCCTTTCTCAGCCCAGACTGAAGGATGGTTCTGTACGCAGTCGGCTATAACCACGCTTCCGATGATGGCACCAAAAGGTAAATCATCATAGAATGTACTTTTAAGATTGGAGGGATGCATTTGTAGTTTTAACCCTTGCTCTTTATTTAATACCCAACCATCTCCTTTACCTTTGCTTGCATGAATAAGCACCCTTTGGCCGATGTACTTCTGAGGACACTTCCAAGTACGGTTCTCAATGTCTTTGATACCGTGAGCGATTAGGCTTGCCCACGGCTGTTTGATGGATATTGCTTTCATTTCTTATCCTCTAATAAATCAAGTATTTGATAAAGAGCAGATTCAAGTGTAGCAACCCTATCCTCCATGTCGACCTTATAGTCTTCGATTTCTCCATCCTCATAGAGTGTATTACATCCCTCATCTTTTGAAGAGGAATATTCGATAGATTTATGACATATTGAAGATATATTGTTTAATACTTCGTTTACAGATTCTCCACCTACAGTCACTTCAACTGTAGTAGAAATTTTTGTCTCAACCTTCTTCATAATTATCACTTTCTGTAATACTCAACAATCGTTTTATTCAATGCTTCGATGATAGCAAATGTCAGTGTAACAGGCATTTCACTTGTAACCATCTTCTTTATGTACACTTGACCGTCCCTGTATTCAAGAACAGTATCAAGCTCAATTATTACACTATTTTCTTCCATAACTATTCATTCTGGTAATCATTCAATTTCTCCGAACGATTGGTTTCAAGATGATTTGCTATCTCATTCATGGCTTCATCCCATGGAATCTCACCTAAATGTTTTAAGCAGGCATCCCAGCCAACCATGAAGGAACACTCTGCCAAATCTTTAGTCATCAGATTATCACGACTTACTCTCTTTGAATAATCGTATGCCTGTTCTTCTTTCTTGCTCATAGTCAATCCTCCAAATTGTTTTTACCGTCAAGCTCAGCAAGGGCTTGATTAAATTCATTTATCTTCCTTTCATAGTAATCTTTCCGATATGTTATAATATCCCGTTGTGAGTAATCTTTATAGAATCTGTCAATGAGATTCTGGTAGTAGAAACGTACAGGTTCTTCACAGTGATTCAGAAGAATTACATAATTGGTGTTCCGCGGATGGAAACACAGGAATCTATAATAGTTCACTACTCCGGCATAACATTCTATCAGAGGTTCATCTACCTTTAGTTCTTTTACTTGTTCGTAGTTTAATATTGGTTTCATATCCATTCCTCCATTAATTCCGGATTGTCGTAAATGTTTCCGATAACTTCGATTTTATCCCAATATTCACCTAGCCATTCCCCTAAAGGTTTTGTTCCTTCTTTAATATCACCTTTCATCATCAAACACCATGCTCCTAACTCTTCATTCCAAGTTACCTTGAACAGATATTTATCAAGGGTTGTTGTAATCTGCACGATGTCGTCTTCATATATTTCTTTCTCATTCTTATCCTGAAGTCCGGTGAACTGGCAGATGGTTCCTTGCTTTGTAAAAACAGGTCTATCACTGCAATCGCTTAGATGATGTCCGTCTAAGTCCACTTCATCAAATCCGACTATATGACTTTCGTTCCCAACCTTTACAAGTGAGCCGTAAACCCACTCATTTGTGACTTCTGATTTTCCTCTGAATATTATCTCTCTGCTGCTCATAATTAATCCTCCTTTCTTTCTTCGTAAAACATGACAGGCTTACCGTCTGGCTCAAAGTCTGCACTAAGCATAACCTCATCGCACTCATGATAAGGACTTGTTTCCTGCACATAGTATTTTACCGTACATTTCCCGTTCTCGTAGTTTTTACAATTCATGCAAATCATTCTTTCGTACATATCCTTCTCCTTTCCACCTATCCCAGCAGGATATACATCACTGCCAGGAACAGGTAATACAATTTCGTTTTCATTGATTATTTCTCCTTTTTTCTACAAGCTGTTCAAGCCTCTTTTCGCATTCTGCACACTCGAGTTTCTTGCGCTCCAGCTTGTCACGGAACTTAACCAGCTCCTCGTCCGTATTCTCGTCAAAGAACAGATTATTTTGGCGGTTGTACTCGATGTATTCACGCATCATTTTTTCAGCTTTCGACACCTTTGCCTTAGCGGAAATCAGTTTCCTAAGACAACTATCAAACATCAGTTCTCCAGAGCGTTTGTCATAAAAGGAAATACTTGAATACACACAATATCTTGGATATTTGCATTGTAACTTTGCAATCCTCCAACGGATAACCCAATCATATTTGAAATACATTTCCTTTGGCAAATCATACGTATATAGAATTACATAGTTCCCATTATCATCATGATATTGTATGGTAACATGAAACCAAGACTCTACCTTCAATTCCCTTTCTGCCTTGGCTTCATACTTAGCCATCTCATAATAATCACTTAAATTTTCCTGTTTTCCCATATCATATCGTTGTTACACAATCAAAATCATTTCCATACATGATATGCGCTCCACGTTTCCGGAGTTCAGCTACCAGTTGATCGTTGGTGTATCTGGCCAGCCGACCATGAAGTCTGTCCTGCTTTCTTCTTTCAGACGTGTGTCTGCTCTCACATAACCGGCATCTATTGGTGTAATGGATGCCGGATTTCGTTTCATAGGCGCGGAATCTGCCCTCAGGAAGAATCCGGCCACACTCTATACATTCTTTCATGATGCAGCCCTCCTGATCAGTCCCATGTTACGGTTTACCAGTTCAATTATACGGTTATGGTATGCGCTTGTGTGATTGCATACTGCCCTTGACTGTATTACCTGAAAGGTTTTTAATGACACCTCCACAGTTTCCATACGTTCTCCATTTACTCTTGCAGATAGAATCAGACTGTCTTTTTTCTTGTAGTATTCATTTTCAAATACACAATGATGCATGCTTTTACCTTCATCTATAAATTCGAATACACTCTTTAGAACTTTTATTGAAAGTTCACCGTCCGTTATTATTACTCCAAAGAACTTTCCTTTATCTTTCACATATTCTTTGTTAAACTGTTCTGCCAGTTTGCGTTTTGTTTCTTCTTCCATTTTCTTTCGTTTTTTAGTATATGCAGCTAATGCAATTTCGTGTGCCTTGTACAAATCATCCGGACAAATAAACTTGGGATTATGGATATCCTTACCTGTTTGTTCCATGAATGATAGCATGTCAAAGTATATTGAAGCATCAGTTATCACATAATGGTTTCTATGGCAGATATTCATTTGAGGCATATATTCTATTTCCGGTTTCTTGCTCCGTACCATCCAAAGGAATACATCGTACTGACCTTGTTTTACAACTGTTTCTGCATGTCTTGATGTAAGTAGCATTTTCATACACTCTACTACTGATACGTATGGCAGTTTTTCAATAGCCTTGCACCATCCGTATTTATGAAGTTTACGTGTGATTTTATATTGAGGATAGAAATAATTACCAGTTACATCGAACACATCTTCAAATACATAATATCCAGCACACCTCTGATTATGCTTCCTGACTTTAAACTCGGTGTTGTAATACCAATCAAAAAAGTTACATCCACGAGAATATCTTTTTGAGATTATTATCTCTTCTCCATCAGGAGATACCCAGTTTTGATATACTTCGTTATACGTGTATTCAGTCTGAAAACCTTTGCGATTGATGCGATGAACATCAAAAGTTCTTATTACCTGCCATTTGTTGAATGTCTGTATTATTGAGTAATACTTCGATTCCGTCAGGTTGTCTTTCCGTGGATTGTGTTCTAATATGAGATGATTCAAGCATCTACATTGATATCCTAACTCTAAATCCACTTCCAATATACCTGGTATCTGGTACTCTATGTTACCACAACAATGACACCATACTTCTCCATTTTGCTTGTAGTAACCAGATGATGGAAATATACTCTTTGCATAGCCCTTCTCTTTATCCGATATTGGTTTGAGATGGCTGCTCATTTTAAGTACCAATTTATTTAAACTCTTTCTGGTCATAATTACATATCAAATAATGACAGTTGTCTTGATTCAAATATCTTTTGCCGTTCCTGCTTTGTTTTCTTTCTTTCGTTTTTTTTCTGCACTGGCTTTTCTTTGCTAATAGGGTTTTGAATAGTAGATGGAGCCGCAACTTCTACACGTTCCTGAACCTTGTCTACCTTGATGTCGTCTTCGTCGTAATAGTGGACGGCCCATCCGTATACGGTTGCATCATCAATTCCTACTGAATTGGAGCCTTTTGCCAGTTTTCTAGCTTGCGAGTAAATGTACTTGCAGCACTCCTTGATGCTCTTGTTTGCTTTCTTATAGGTCTCGGCAAAGAGAGAATCAGTCTTTGCACGATTCTCCAGATACGTCTGGATTGTTGTTTCAAAATTTGACATAATTGAAGTGGTTATTTGGTTAAGATTATTTTCTTCTCGTATCACCATCAACATGGATGATATTAAACATCTCCTTGCAGCGGTCGGCTATGTATATACCATATCGTGTGGGGATGTCATTTAATTCGAGGTTAGTAGTAGCATATGTACAATATTCGTAACGGAACTCATACCGAAGTTGAAGGACGGTCTGAATTACGTTCAATCCGGTCCCAAAGTGCTTTGCGTCCACCGGTTCTCTTCCAAGCTCATCAATACATAGCCCTGTGGCGCATTCTCGCTGCGTGTAACGCATTATCCCGTCAATCCCTTGCTCCGCATAGCGCAGGGAAATTTCAGCCGCTGAAACAAAAGAAAAACCCAAATCTTTCCTTCCGAATGCAAACCCGTATCGGTTTACCAGACTCTCATACTTCTGCAAGCCCTTCATGAGGGTAGATTTCCCCGTCCCAATCGGACCGCATAGAAGGATTCCCTTCGTTGTGTCTAGCGTGCCGCCCATGCTCCGACCTGCTCTCTCCCACACCCAGCGATATAGCGCATCAAGTGTTTTACGATTTCTGTCGTCAATAATGAAATCAGGAGATACACTGCACATACACTCCACGAGTTTAGTTTTCCAGAATGCTTCTGCTCGTCTGGCATCACAATTCGATTGCCTTGAGCACTCCTGTCGTTCCGGAATCCGTACTTGACTGATTATCTCCCTTACGGTTTTCAGATTGCTTTCCATCTTGAAGTTGTTTTTCGATTATCCAAAGATTTGCACGGCTATCCCATCTTTCGATACGGGCTCCGTTCGTGTTTTTCCAGCTCAGGCTGTCGAAGTGATAGAAGAATATCTCCGCCTGCTTCTCCCAGTCAGGCAGCTTTCCATCGAAATAAGCTTTTACCTGCTCCAGTGTCGGAGGTATAAACTCTGGATTTTGAGATTTCGCTTTTTTCGGTTTTTCTTTCTCGGGCGGAAATAACTCGCCAGAGTTATTATTATTCTTAGTCTTATTCTTAGTCTTATTATATGGTTGTACTTTAGGTTCAAGGTTAGGTATAGGATTAGGTTCAAGGTTAGGTGGTACTTTAGGTATCAAATTTTGACACCTAAATTCACATATAACTTGATATTTCGTTTTATCCCGTTGTCCATTTCCACCAGCTTTGAATGTTATCAAGCCTGCTTGAACCAATCTGTTTCTTGCGGTTTTCATTGAATTAACCGACACTCCCACGTCAGACGCTACCTTAGTATCGCTACGTGTCCAGCTATCCACCCAGCCTAAACGATTCGCTGTTTTCAACAAGTAAAAATAAAGCCTCGTTTCACAGCAGGTAAATTGCCAGTCTTCATCGAGAAACCAAAAGTTATTGATTAGTTCTATGTAGGTCATAACAGATATTCGTTTACTTCTTTCATAAATTCAGGAAGGGAACGGCATACGACATACCGATTTCGGTATTTCTCAGCTTCTCTCTGCCATTCTTTTTGTCCGTCACTCTGTACACCTTTCGGCGTCTTCATTTCAATACAGAGGGAAGCATATCCTTTTTTGGGTATAAGGAGTATCAAGTCAGCAACACCCCTTACCACTCCCTCATACTTCATTCGTGCTCCGGTCTTTGCATCCCTTCGACCACCGTTCGGAACTGCAAAGAGAAGCAAAGCCAGACTCGGGTACTGAAGCCTGAACCATTTCAGGCAATCGTGCTGAATCTGGCTTTCTGATTGTGGTGTAGTTTGCTTTTTCATAATTTCTGACTGAATAAGTTCATAGCCATATCCACTACGCTCTCCTTAACCACATCGTCCGTTCCGGTCACTCCGTTAGCGATGTTCTTCTTGGTTTGGATCACGTCATACATATAGCGGTCAATCGTATCTTTTCCTAAATAGTAGTAACAGTTTACGTTATTCTTCTGACCGTTACGGTGTGCCCTGTCCTCTGCCTGCTCACAGTCTGAAAACGTCCAGGGGAACTCGATAAATGCAACACGGCTGGCAGCGGTAAGTGTCAAGCCCGTACCTCCTGACTTATAGTTCAGAATTATCAGCTTGCATTCCGGATCATTCTGGAAGCGATCCACTGCATTCTGCTTTTGAACTGCATTATCATCACCCGTTACGGTAACTGAATCGGGAAAATGATTCTTGAGCTCCATCACAACCTCCTTGAGATAAGCAAATACAATCAGCTTTTCACCTCCGTCTATCACATCATGGATGAACTCAGAGAAAACCTTGATCTTACCTCTTGCAGATATGGATTTCAGGATTCCCATCTTCACCATGACTTCACCCCTCAAAGCCTTCTGTATTTTTTCATCATCCGCATTCTTATAGGTACGCAGATACTGGATCAAGTCATGCTCTGCCTTGTCGTACTCCTTACGGTTAGTAATGTCCACCTCGATGTACTGACGTGACTTGTCCGGAAGCTGGGTAAGTACCTTAGCTTTCTCCCTTCGGAAGAAACAAGTAGTTGATAATCTCCAATTAAGCTCCTTCACGTTAGAGCTTTGCTTCGGCCCAGCACAAAACTTTTCAATGAAGTTTTTATACCCTCCAAAATCTTCCAGACGTCCCATAATCTTCAACTGCTGGATAAGGTCGGTATTGTTGTTCACTACCGGAGTACCCGTAAGCTCCAGCACGTACTCCTTACCCTTGCATATTCCTTCAAGGAACTTACTCTGCTGTGTCTTGCTGGACTTGCACTTGTGGCTTTCATCAATGACAACCGACTTAAAAAGTGAAATACGCGGATCGAAAGTAATAGAGCGCATGGTAAACCGTGCATCATCCTTTATCCCCTGCACGAAGAACTTCTTCAGACTCTCGTAGTTGGTTATGAAAATATCGCATAAGGCTGTCCCGTCCGCCTTTTTCTGTTCGTAGAACCGTTGCCAACTTGACTTGTTCTTGTCATCAAGAATGATCGCCTGCTTTCCGGCAAACTTCTTGAACTCTCTCTGCCAGTTTATCTTTAAAGCTGCCGGACAAACAACAAGGCACGGATACGCCTTTGCTATCGTAACCGTGCCTATCGCCTGCAACGTCTTTCCCAATCCCGGCTGATCACCGAAGATACACCGCTTATGCTGCAGGGCGTAAGCGATGCCTTCCTTCTGATATTCGTAAGGTTCCAGAAGAAGTCCATGCGGAACCGTCAGTTTCGGCAAATCTGGTATCGTATAATCATTGACAACCTTATTTGATACCGACCGCTGCACACGGCTGCATATCCTTGCCGATACAGCCCACTCTCCCATCTTATCCACATACCATTTATCTTCAAGTGAAACTTTCCATGCCCGTTCATCAGGCATATATGCCGCTTTAGGATTCTTTGCTACACTTGGAATACGGTGTACCAATTCCTTCAATGTTGCATGATATGGGAAAGATATCTTATAGCAGTTCGGGGTTTGCGTTACACAAAATGGGTACAACATGGTATTATGATGCTAACTGAGTTGTTTTAGAACGATGAGAACGACGGGGTTTAATCTGCTTTCCATTCACCTCTATCGTCACTTTCGAGTTATCCATTATCTTTTGAAAAGCCTCAATGTCCGGACTGGCAGGAGCTTCCGTCTGAGCTTCCGGTATTTCGTCTGCCTGAACATCTGCTGTTGCCTGTTCCTCAAACGGAAGTTCCTGCTGCACAACCTTCCATTTTTTATTGAAGATATACTCATTCACTTCATAGCAGCATGACTCTATGGCCTGCTCCAGCTCAAACTGAAACGCATAGTCCTCATTTTCGTCTGTAAACTTGGTGAGCGGTGCGTTCAGGTTCAGCACCTTGTTGCTTTTCAGGAACCGCTTTCCGGTCAGTGTGACTCCCCTGCTGTCACCGTCACCTCCTACCGTATATCCGGTTACTTCAAGGATGCTGTCAATGTTCTCCGGCATATCTTCCAGAAACTCCTTACCATCCGCTTCCTTCTGTTCACAGAGGAAAGCCATGTGGGGAACCAGAGCCTTGAAAGCGTTTATCAGGTCATTGGTCACGAGGTTCTTTCCCTCTACCGTCACCGTACCCGTTTCATCCATATAGGTTGCAACAAGGGTATTATCCTTCGTCACTTTTGCTTTTGTTATATCCATGTCCTTATCTCCTGTATTTATATTCGTTAATAAACTCCTGATAGTACAAGTCATCCGGAAGAGGAAGCGATATTCCCAGCTCAGCCGCCGCATCCGCCTTCACTTTATTAAGAAAGTCCGTCATCTGCAAAGTGTTCAGACGTGACGTGCTTCCGGCAACAACCGTCTCCTTTCCGTTTATTACAGCCGTCCGGCGAAGGAAAAGGCTGCAGTAGTAGTCATGTACGTCCTGCTTGTCCGTTCCGGTTTCCTGCTCGATGCACGTAAACCAAAGCCACATCAAGGCATTCTGACTGATAGTCCGTGGCTCCGTATAGCGCTCGATGACGACCTTGTAACGTCCGTTCCGAAGCTGGCTGCACATGAAGTCGAAAGGCTTGTCAATCCTCACCACTCCCTTTTCCTTCACCAGAATAGCAGTCTGACTCATTGTCCAAAAATCTTTTTATCGGTTATCAAATCCTTATTTGCTTCCAGAAACTCAATAAAACGCTCTACATGGGCTGTGAGCAACTTTACGCTCTGCTTATGATTGTAGGTATAGTATTCCGGATAACGTGTCCCAGAAATGAGCGGAGTGCGGCTGGTACCTCCTTTCAATGCAAAGGCCGTATACTCAAATGCGCTTACGCTCTCCATCTCTCCTGAAGCTATCAGGCAGTAAGAATACACATGCCGCTGCCAGCCGTGCTCATACTTTCCGAAGCTGTACGAGCTTGTCGTCTTGATGTCATATACCACATCACGCTTTAACTCGTCAATGAATCCGTAAAGCTCCACATCACCATATTTGGTTGGAAGGATTGCAGAGACATACAGCTGGCTTACCGCCCCATCGAAATACTTGGCCTGCTCAATAACCCAGGCACGGTCAAAGAGGAAGTTTCGCATGGGTGCCATCTCCGTAGCCGGGAAAGTTACCTGAACGGTATTTGTTTCCCTGTCTCCGATAATGGAATACGGAGCACGCTCACTGGGAACGTGCGGCTCATTATGAACCGCCATGTCCACAAGCGCATTGAAGGCCGTACCCTTGTCGGCTGCTTCGCTGGCAAATGGTACACGGTTAATCGCGTCAATCAGGGACTGTTTCAGTTCCGCTTCAACTTCTTCCGGAGAGCGTTTGTACTCTCCGGTTTCATTGTCTATGTTGAAGAAGCTCTCCACCTCTTCATCTGCCCTCAGATAAGCTTCAAACTTATCCAAAAGTGACGGATACATTCTGTACTTAGGCTGCTGCATATTCCTTCTTGATTTTGTCAAACTTCAAACCCAGTTCCTTGCATCGTTTGTTAAGAAGCTGTCCAGCCTGCAGCTTGCTGTCAAAAATGTGCTGCATACCTGCAAGTGATTTTTCCACGCTGTTGGCCGACTCCACGTCATTCACAAGTTCCACCTGCGCCTTGATTACTTCCATCAGGTCTTCATATTCGGAAGAAAGCTCTGTCTGTTTCTCCTGATATTTCGAATAGGTATTGATGATATTCGTCATGAAATTGTTCTCTCCGGTCACATCACCCTTGTCATTGATAATGATTGGAATCTCCATGCGTTCAGGAAGATTGCAGGTGTTCTTTCCGTAGAACTTCTCACAAGGATTGAAGGAAATAGTACGCTTCTTTCCGATAGCTTCCATGTAACCGACCAAATCCAGCTCCTTAATCAGGTCACCGGCAGATGAACCACCGATTTCCGGACGTATCTGCTTTTCCTCACCGTTCTTTTCCTCACGTTCATGCGCAACGAATATCACCGATTTGCCCATAAGTGATACCTGATTGACAAAGTTGATAAACATGTTCTTTCGTACTCCGTAGCCCTGCAGGGAAAGAGTACCATCCGCCTTGCGCATCTTCGGATTGTTCTGCATGATGTACTTGTCCATGAAGGAAAGCATCTTTCCGGCGGTATCAATTACGAACGTAGCATAGTCGGCAATCTCAGGCGACTGCATCACTTCATCCACTTCTTCCCATTTCGCTATCTGTACCGTATCCACACGGTGGGCAGCATTCACACGGTGTACGCCACCGTCAAAGTCCAGAAGAAGCGGATGCGGTGCCGATAAGGCTAGCGTGGTCTTTCCCATACCTGGCTGTCCGTAAATAAGTGCTGATAAGGTTTTCTTTACCTGCAATTCATTTGGTTTCTTAATAAGTCCCATAATCAAAAAAAATTAAGTGGTTAATATTGATTTATCTTTTTGTCTTGAAAGGCGGCCAGACCTTTCAAGGTTATTTTATCCGATAGCTGCTTTTAGTTGTGCTGACGGACCATATTTCAGGTCATCCAACTGCTTTATGGAAAATATTTTCGGAGAATTCTGATAAACTCCCTTACGAATCCATTTTGCAGCTCCAATGGCTATCTGATGATCAAGCCATCCTTCTCCGTATTTGCGACATGCCTTGGAGTAGGTTATTTCATCAGAAGTAGGATCGTTGCGTCTGATATACTCCTCCACCGCTTCCTTTGCGGTTTCACGAATAATTATCTTTAACTGCCATGCATCAATCTCCATCTGCTCTCCTCCTTATTACTCTGGTTACTCTTGCTCTTGCCTGCATCTGAGTGCATCTTCGCATATCAATCTGGAAATCCATAACTGCCATTACAAGGAAAAGGACAGAAAAGAATAATTCCAGACCATGCTTTCGCAACTCTTTCAAATCGAAGTTTATTTTCAGCTTTTCGCAAAGCATATACAATACCAGTTCCGTATCTTTGCTTATCCCCAGCTTCCGGTATATGTCACGCTTCTGCGCCTTTATCGTCCATTCAGACCGTCCTAACGTGTCCGCTACCTCTTTATCAGCCATGCCTTTGCAATACTGTTCTGCAACAAGGTGCTCACGTTCCGATAAGGTATTCATGACACACGTTTTACCTGAAACTCCCCCTTTTTGCGGTCTATCTCTCCTACCCGTTTCCAATCAGCACCTTCTTGGCACATCTCCAGACGCAATCTGGAAATGGTCGTGTTGACTGATGAAATTGATGTAATGGGGAATATCACGATTTGGCCGACCTTCATTCCTCGTAAGGTCGATGCCCAGTTTTCTGTTACTTTTACCATATCTTTATGCTATTTTGATTGTTTGCTGACAGAACGGGACTTGAACCCGTGACTTCCATGCTAACCCATACATGGTGTTCTACCGCCTGAACTATCTGCCAATAAAAAATGCCGAACCTCACAGCCCGGCACTTACCCATTCACTATTAAAAAAGTATGACTATACCAATTTCACCATAGCAGGATCAAGCTCATATTCTACCTTAGAACCTTTGAATACAACTACAACCCTACCATTGCTTAATACCTTTTTGACCTTGCCAACTTCATAAGAAATCCAAGTCATTACTTTATCACCCTTTTTCATTTTTACTTGATTTTAAAATTGACTTTATTTGTTTACTTATCTCTTCATCAAAAGCAACCCTTCTGTCAAGCTCACGAGAACGGGCTGCTAGTATCGCACTGATATCTGCGAAGTCATCACAGATGCTTTTTATTGTTTCTTGCAGCTCGTTCATCATCTAATCTTTTTGCAATTAATATACTTGTGAATGTAAATCCGGTAAGACCAACCCAATACATAGGTGAAAGGTCTTGATTAAGGTGCATTACCAGTACTGAGAGTGCACATAAAGCAAGTAGTATTTTCATAATCACATCAGTTTAAATAATATCCTAATCCCGACTTATAAATAACTTTCCCTTCTACCTGCAATTCAGCGATTGCCTTGCAGAAATTGCTGTACCACAACTCAGCATCACACGCTTCAATAATATTGTGTGACTTATTATTCCCAGACTTAATAGCCCTTACGATTCTCTTTTTAAGAATCCCAACCGTTAATTTATTCATAACTGTACTTTTAAATTCGTGCCCCGATAAGCTCTCTCTGCTCTTCCCACCGGAGTTATCAGCTACTATTCTTCACTGCATGACCGTTCGGGACATTTGCCATTATTTAGCCAGGCTGCTTGCATCGACCTTGCGGCTGCTTGCTTCGACCCTTGAATCCTCGCGTCCTCTATGCTGGTAATGAGGGTATGCGCCAGTATCGCTTTCTGGAACGGACTGCTTAGGGCAGTCACTCCTTATAGCTCCCTATCTCCACATCAAAGGGTAGGCTCTATTGGCCAGATAGGGAAATATGTTATCCTGATTAATCTCCGCAATATTTGGAACCCAGATAACCGCTGTTATTGTCTGGATAGATATCTGATGCTGTAACGTTTCCCCAATCGTAGCGTTCAATAGCTTTAGGCTTATCCATAGCAGCTTCAAATCTGGCTTTAGCTTTGCGTGCTTCTTCCGCCTTTCGCTCGGCTTCCAAAACAACTCTTTCGGCTGCTACCTTCACTTCGAACTTAGCCATGCTCCATGCTTTTTTCAAGGCTGATGCAAAAGTTGAATACTTAGCTCTAGCGTTTTTGTATAGCTTGTGTGCGTTACTCATTATCTTATGTAAATCGAACTTTTTCATGGCGTTACCTATTTTTAGTTATCACTTTCGTTTGCTTCTCTCAGGTTTTTTCTGTTCCTTTGTTTATTGTTTATTGTTTGATGTTGCAAATATAAGCAGTTTTGCTAATATTGCAAATTATCAATAAGCATTTATGCTAATAATGAGTAATAATTAACACTTATGCTAATTTATGTTAGCAAAATAGCTTATTATGGAGGTATACGAACGAATAAGAGAAATACGGAAACATTTTTTCCACGACAATAACACTGAGTTTGCTAATTTCATGGGTGAAAAAACTGCTACAACAAGTGGATGGGTTAGTGGACGTAGAGGTATTGGAAGATCTGTCATTGATAAAATTACCTACAAAATACCAGGAGTAAATCCAACATGGTTATTAACCGGAGAAGGTAGCATGTTAAACGGTTATTATGACAATAAACTACCAAAAGAAAACGAAGCATCCCCCATTGATGAACCTATTATATTACGAGTACCACTAGTGAGCCAATACGCACAAGCAGGCTATCTGGCTGGTTATGCCGATGCAGCATATATGGACAGCCTCCCTACTATACCATATATAGTAGACCATGAAGCCTTAGGACATTACGTAGCCTTTGAGGTTAAAGGTGACAGCATGAATGACGGAACGGAAGATTCAATATTGGAAGGTGATCGCCTGTTGTGTCGAGAAATACAACCACACCTTTGGGTGAGCAGCAAACTTCACTTCCGTAAATGGGACTTCGTCATCGTTCATACTGAAGGAATACTGGTGAAGCGTATCATTGACCATGATGTGGACAACCACACCATAACAATCCATTCGCTGAATTCAATGTACCCAGACAAGGTCATTAATCTTGCTGACGTTAAGCAGATATTTAATGTTATAGAACTACAAAGACCAAGAAGAAGATAACTAATATTTAAAACTATGGATTTCAAAGACGCAATAAAGCAGCTTGCTGACAGAGTCGAAAAGCTGAAAGAAAACATTCAGACAGAAGAAGCAACCAAGAACGCATTCATCATGCCGTTTATCAATGCATTAGGATATGACGTATTCAATCCGCTTGAGGTCATACCAGAAATGACTTGTGACATCGGCACCAAAAAAGGAGAAAAGATTGATTATGCTATCATGAAAGATGAGCAACCCATCTTATTAATTGAATGCAAACATTGGAAACAAGATTTGAATATTCACGATAACCAGCTATTACGTTACTTCAATGTTTCTAAGGCTAAATTTGGACTTTTGACAAACGGTATCATTTACCGCTTTTATACAGACCTCAAAGAACCTAATATCATGGATGATAAACCGTTCCTCGAAGTCGATATTACAGACTTACGCGACAATCAAATTGAAGAGCTCAAAAAATTCCATAAGTCATATTTTGATGTAGACAATATACTCAGTTCCGCAAGCGAATTAAAGTATATGGGAGAACTCAAAACAATCATACAGAATGAGTTTTCAAGCCCAAGTACAGACTTTGTGAAGATGTTTGCAACCAAAGTATATGATGGACGTATGCTACAGAATGTCGTAGACCAATTTACACCATTAGTCAAACGTGCCATTTCATCACACATCAACGACATTATTAACGAACGTCTAAAAGGCGCTTTAACCGTTAGTGATGCAAAACCTGAAGTACAGCCAAAAGAGGAAACTCCAACAGAAATACAAGTAGAAGCACAACCCGAATCAAAAATTGTAACGACGGAAGAAGAACTTGATGCATACCGTATCATACAAGCTATTTGCCGTCAGAAAGTAGATGTATCAAGAATTGCATATCGTGATGCACAAACCTACTTTAGCGTGTTGCTTGATGACAACAACCGCAAACCTATCTGTCGTATGTACTTTAATACGGCAACAAAATATGTAGCAACTATTGACGAAAACAAGAAAGACATAAAACATGCTATTGAAAGTTTAGATGATTTGTTTCAATATACAGACGAATACTTCAAAGCTATTGATATGTACGAAACCAAAGAATAATGAAAAATATACTATTAATAATATGCTTCTTGTGCGGAGTTAATTCCTTCGCACAAGAAATTGAATACGATAAAACAGAAAACGGAGAACGATCAATCATGTGTAAGTATGAAAATGTACGAAGCATGAAGGATAAAACAGTATTCTCTGTTGCTCTTATGGCCGAGCAAGACAAAGAAATGAATATTTTTTACTTTCTGTCTTTGAAAACAACTTCAAACACACCTATCACGGTAGAAAAAGGAGGAATACTACTAATCAAACTCAATGATGATTCTGTTTTAGAACTACATACACAAATGGAATATGCAGGAACAGTCAGAGATATCCACAATATTAATGGATTCGTATACTCTGATTATACCATAAATCCGGCCTTTCAAATAAGTAAAGAACAAATATCACAAATCTCCGAAGGTGTAAAGAAAATACGTTTAGTAACTACAACAGACTATAGAGACAAGGAGTTTAAGAAGGACAAAATAGGTGCTGCAATAAAAGCTCAATACGAATTAATTCAGGAAAAACTCAAAGAAACGACCAGTATTACAGACGGATTTTAAATCAGTTTAGAAATACATACCAAA